GCTTAGTCGTAATCATGGCCAGCTTGGCGTCGGTCACTGCCTTAGCCCGTTCCTGTTTCCAACGCTTGATCGCCTTGCCAATAGTCCTGGCCTCTTGCCTGGTCAGGCCAGCAGCCTTTACCGCGGCTCGCTTACCCATAGCAAGCAGGTCGGCTGGTGTCTTGTCGTTGGCCTGGGCGTATGCCTTTATTTTGGTTAGTGCTTGCACGCTTAACTCACCACTTTACCTTCTGCCGTGATCAAAACTGCACCAGCACCACTCGCGTCAACCGTCAAAGAAGTCGTCGCAGGCAGCCAGATTGCATGGACAGGCCTCCAGGTATACTGAACACCCATCATGTAGCCTGCCCCCGTAACCTCTTCCTGGAATGGCAGTGGCCCCCAAATGGTCGATGTTACAGCGCCACCTGTCTCGCCAGCGCCTATCGTCACCGTGATATCTTTCACTAAGCAAATGACCGAGAGCTGCTCTACAACGATCTGCCCTGCTGCAGGAGCAGCCTTAATCTCTTCCGTACCAGACAAGTCGGCAGAGTAAGCGTTGACGATAAACGGGACCGCATAAGTCGTCTTTGCTTCTATCGATTTGACCGATGCGGTCAAACTGGTTGCTGTAATTGCCATGTGTCACCTCTTACTTCTTCTTACTGTCCCTAGTCCCTGTCACATTCATAGTGGAAGGTTTGGCTGTGTCAACCACAGCTGCCTCCGCCACTGGGGGAGCCGCTGCTGTCTCAATTACGGTGGTTTGATTAACCTTTGCCGCTTTTGACTTCTTTTTCTCCGGCGACTTCGACTTTTTAGCCAAACCCTTCTCGATCAAGGCCTTAGCCTTTCTCATTCCAAACTCGGCTATATCACCAGACTTGTACTCGCCCCACTTGCCTATCAATTCGATCCAGATTCTTTTTTCACTCATAACACTTTCCTTTACGTCCAACAATCCTTTGGTTTACCTTCAGTCCTGAAGTCACCAGGCATCTGATGAATTGGATTCAGGACTTTATCCGGCCATGTACAAAGCAACTCAAGGTGGCCGACAACAATTCGATTCGCCATTAAGGCAGTCTTGCCATGCTGCTCCAGCAATTTCCAAAACCATATGTCAGCATCGACACGTCCCGGACCCCACTGGCCATCAATATTTGGCTTGTCATGAAACCACGGATGCGGTATGTCGAGGATGTCTTTCACTCGTATGGCAGTAAGGCCAAAATGCCCACTGGCAACCTTAATTGTCTCCTGCTCCAATTCAGTTACCGGGACATCCTTCTTCGGCTGCCCGCTCAGTGTCTTCATGCTTGTCAGGATCTTGCGATTTCCACGGCCCACCTGCATGGGAATTACCGCAGACGCCTCCGAATGCTCACGCATGAGCTTGAGTATCCCTTCGACATCTTGCTGTGTAAATACCGTGTCGTAATCAATCGTCAGGATAATGTCAGCACCACTGTCGATAATCTGCTGCATCCCCCGCTCTAAACACTGTCCCCAAAAAGCGCCCTGGACGTTGATCAGCGGAATCCGCATATTGAACAGAGAACTAAAAGCGCACTCCATATTATCCTGGAACCCAAGTCTAGGCACTGACATCACGGCAGCCACCTTGACCGGTTGGTACACGACCTGTTCGGTTATGTCGTCTGGAGCCACCACCGGGTTGCCCACCGGGTCTTTGGTTCCCACAGCAAATCCTCGGCACTCTGACAAATCCTTTGGCTGGTCAGTCAGTCCCCATGCGTCGATATCCTGGTAGCCAACGGATCTCAACATAGCACCTAAGCACTCAAGCGTCGGAGCCCACCAGTTGCTGTCGTTGTTCCCATACTGCCGCTCCGGGTAAAACTCCATCACGCATTCATTCTGATTGAACCCGTGACCTATAGAGCCAGTGTATGGAGAGTAGTCGTCCAAGCAGGCTGTCTCTACATAAATCGACCCGGCACTCACGCTACTAATCGCCTCTAGAGCAAGAAGCGGGTGCTTTAAGTGATAAATCGTGCCGAAGAAAAAGACTACATCAAACTGCCCGCCTAACTCCTCCTTCAAGTCATAAACAGACATGGAATGGCGACTAACACTCTGCCCACCTGCATTTTTCCAGTGAGCAGAGCCTTGAGAATAGACGTACCCAAGAGCTTCACGGCAGATGTCGAAAGTCTCCCATTCATTTCTTGGTACGCAGTCCTTACCATCAACCTGCCCAATGTGATCAGAGAAATCATCGATGGCAACCACAGAGTCAGCGCCACGCTTCAGTGCCTCCCACGTCCAAAATCCGTCCCAGGAACCTATATCGAGCACACTCTTGCCCGTGAGATCGTCAGGGATGTTATACCTGGAAGCGTCGATCGGGGACCAGCCAGGCGTAACGATGCCATCAACCAGCTCTATCTTGTGATACCAGTATGGCACAGCTTTGATTCGTTGTTTCAATTCTTCATTCATGTCAAAGTCTCTCTAATTCTTCGGCATAGACAAATAACCCTGGCCAGGCTGCAGCCGTGCTGCAACCCAGCCAGGAACACGATCACCGTTTACCCGGAAACGATCACACGAGCGCCGTCAGCACTCGTAGCCGCCGTAGAATCGGCGGGACCATCATGGGCCACATGGAGATGGGCCTGGCAGCCCACGCCAACTGTCTGCTTCTCAGGGGCAAAGTTGATACCGATGTATCGCTTGCGACCACGGAGATTCATCCGCATCTGGTAGACGTTCTTCTTGGAAGAACTTAGAGCCGGAAGAACAAAGCCCGCAGAAGTGCTAGTTGCCGCTGCACCAACAAATGCGGTCACAGCATCACCGTCTGTGTACGCAGTCATGGCACTGTCAGTGTCACTCTCGCAGACTCGGAGAGTTGTCACTGCCGTAGAGGCAGCGTCGCCAGTCCCTGCTTCCAAGTCCATCACCAAGTAGTCATACCCCAGGGTATCTACCTGGCCGAACACGGTCCCGGCAGAGGTCATGGTAAGCCCCTCAAACATGGGAATTGTCTTGTAATCAGGATTCATTTTAACTTTCTCCTATAAAATAAGTTTTTTTTCTGAATTGGCTGCCGGGGGAACTAGCCCCCGGCAGCAGTCTGCCTCGTCAATGTCAATCTTAGGTGTTACCAAGCAGACCGACAACAGGACCCCTGACGCCGGACCCACCACCAATGTCGTGATGGTTGATCGCAAACCGTTCAGTTGCCTGGATGCCAATCTGATCGTACTCGATGTATCTCTGGTCAGATACCTTGAGAGTGATACCACGACGGTCGCCCATCGTAGTTGATTTCCGCATGTCACCAAAGAACAACATGATCTTCGCGTTCAGGGCCGCGGAAGCGTCGTCTGTCGGCATTGCAGGCCATTCCTCGATGGGATAACCGGAATACCGAGCAGGCTGGCCCTGAGCCAGGTTCTGGTTGGTGTTTCCACCAGCAGCCAGCAGCAGCCGGTCAAACACGGCTACCTTGGCCAGGGGAGAACAATGCCACTTAGCACCAGCCCTTGCGTACTTGGGTAAGGCAGCCATGACATTAGTTAAGTCAGATGCGTCAATCTCGGACCAGTTATCGCCAGCAGCAGCAGCTTCAACATAACTGCCTGCGTGACTGCCGTCAATCATCTTGGTTCGAATACCCACCATACCGCCATGTGTGCTAATGCCAGTACCATCGATACAGACTTCATCCTCCTTGACGGCGAAAGCATACGCCATTTCATCAGCAAGGTCATCTGCGATGTTTATAATCGCATCCTCACTTAAGTCCGTGGACATCCGAGTCAAACAAGCCAACTTCTTGGCTGTCATCTCAACCTGGTTCCAAGTCTTCTCAGACTCGGTAATCGCATCGGTCTCGCCAATAAAGTATGCTGTCACCCCACCACTCCGACGAGGAATGATAGAGTGGTCACTCGACATCGGCATAACCCGAACATTCTGGCGAGTATTGCCATAGGTCTCTCGCAAGTCGATGATGGATCTCTCCATTACGTCAGGTACGACAAAACCGCCCGCAGAATTCACACTCTCTGTTTGAACGCGAAGCTCTACTCCATGCTCCCGGCACCATTGACGCGCCGTTGCATTGTTCATGACAGTAGCCAGCAGCCACTGGCCAGAACGATATGCATCAGCCTCTGCATTCTGGCCTTTAAAGGCGCGGAGCTTGCCAAAACGGAACATATTCGGACCAGGCGTCTCAATGCGTGCGCCGTTACTGATTTCCTGACGAACTTGTTGTTCCTGTGGCTTGTTCAAACGCTCTTCCGTCTTTTCCAGTCGCTCCTGATTGTTCGCTTCCATCTCAAGCCGGTCAGACTCGTTAAGATGGGCATTAAACTTGTCCACCTCTTCCTGAGTCATTCCACGACTCTCAGCGTCAGCTTTATCCTTGATCTTACGAGCAGCCTCCGCCTCGTCACAAGCCTTCTCACGTAGTTGCAATACTGTCAACATCTTTTTTCTCCTATTCACTTTCTTGTTTTCGTTTTACTATGAAGGCATTGGCCCTCCCGCTGCTGCTAATCTTCGGACTTGCTGCAGCGCTGTATGATCCTGCCAGCCTTACGATAGCCAGCATCAATCGCGTGTTGCGTTTCAAAGTCGAGTTGGTTCTCTTCGACTTTTTCTTCTACTTCTTCTGTTTCTTCTACTTCTTCAATTTCTTCCTCTGCCCCCTCTTCTTCCTTTGGTTCCTTGGGCAAGGTCTCCCTAAATTCCTCAAGGGACCGAGCAGCGACCGTTGTGTCAGGATAGGCCGGATATGTGACCGGACCCACATCGTATAAGCGACCGACCTTGATGATAATCCGCTCGACAAGGTCATTGTCCTCTTTGTACTTCCAGTCGTCTTCCTCAACCGTGAAAGCGAAAGAGCAGCCACTCAGGTCTCCCCGCTTGATTTCCGTCACAGTGTCCCGTCCAGTTACCGTGTCAGGGACATCACAAACGAACCGCAACCCCGTAGAAGTCTCCTCCAACCGGAGCGTGCCACTTTTGGTCCTGCCCAGCAGCAAATTACTGTCATGGTTCTTCAATGCCCGAACATCGCTCTCTTTTATAGCCTCAGTGAACGCGCCTTTGCGGATCTTCTCTCTGAATCCACCCAGATTCTCTGACCACTTGCCAAACTTAGCGGCAAAACCAGAGATCCTCACTTCGTCGTCGTTGTCGTCAATGCGAAACTCTGCATCTTCCGGCTGCATTAAGCGAGTCTCTTTGCGACTTGATGTTTCCATTTTGGTCTCTTTAGCCATTTTTATTATCTCCACTACCAAGCAAATGGATCACTCGATCCGTGAGAGGCCCAATTTGGGCCCGTTTAATTAACGTGTCCTCTCTAGCAAACTCCATCAAAAACCTCTTGAGCACGTCCTCAGTTGCTACATTTAGCCCTTTAACAGAGGCCACATATGCCTCTACAGGACCAGTTAGTATCCTCTCAGACCAAGCAATGAACTTCTGTGTGTCCTCATGTGGACTCTTTACTCGTTTGGTCACTATGCGACGCACCTGGGTCTCAATCATGTCCCGTAGGATGCGACGAAGACCATCGTCGTCGTCGCTTCCATCATCGTCGTTATCTTGAGTTACATCCGTCCCAGCAGGAACCATATTCAGGGGAGTGAGATAGATATCACCATCCTCACCTATGGGATTCAGGTTTTCCTTGGACCTGATGTCGTTTACAGACAAGAATCCAGCCATCCGACCCAAATTATAAGCATTATACCTAGACTCTGTGTCTCCCCGGAGCAGCCCATCGACTAAGATCTCACAGAACATATTGTCCCGCTCACTTGGCATAAAAAGCTTATAGTCACACTCCGCTTCCCACTTTCGGAACCAGTAGCACATAGTCGATGTCACGAAGTCGATTTGTTGTGATTCTATATTTGAAAAAGTGGCACGATCGAGTGACCCAAGCTTGTGAGGAGGAATATTAAATATCCTGGAACAGTCATCGACTGTGAACTTTTGGGTGTCCAGTGCCTGGGCCTTCTCAGGATCAATGCCCGTTGCCTTCCACTTCATGCCCTCTTCAAGCACCTGCAGCCTGTGAGCATTAGACAGGCCTTTGTGTGCGGCTGCCCAGGACTCTTTTAGCCTTGTGGCCGCCTCTGCGCCCAGAGACTCTGGGTGTTCCAATACTCCGCTCGGACTGCCGTCCCCGCCAAAGAACCTGGAGGCATATTCCTTGACCGCTACTCCGTAACCAATCGCTTCTTTATGCTTCGAAACTATGTTATAGCCCGTGTAACTGTCAAAGCCTAATCCCTTAATGTGCAGGACGTTGTAATCTGGAAGAATAACTTCTTTTCCTCCATCCAAAGGCCTGACCTTGTAAAATGGCACTCCGTTGTTGTCTATATCCCTCGATGTCCTGTCTGGAAGCA